CAAGTGCTCCTGTGGCTACATCTGCCAAAGGTCCTCCAGTTCGGGCTTTGAAATTATCCCAGGCAACGCTCAGCTTTGCAAACTTGTCCGAGGCAGTCAGGGCTGCGTCGCCCATTTTGTCCAGCTCCTCCTTTGCAATAGAGGTGAAAGCATCACTGACATCTTTTACGCTGGCCGTCTCAAGGCTCACTCCGTGCATTGCTGCCTTTACGCGCTCAGCTGTAATCCCAAGGTTATCGAGTCGGCGTGTGGATTTACGGCCAATACCTTCCACAATAGAATTGACCAAGTAGTCAATGCTTTCGCCTGTTTCATCTGCTCTGCGTTTGGCGAATGCCAACAAAGTTCCCATTTGTTGGATAGGGATGCCCAAGTTGGCTCCTTTCACGGATTGCTGCATGAGCTCCAAATCCGTAACCAGTCCCATAGTTGACTTGCGCATATTTTGCAAATCCACCTCACTGCCAAAGCGAGCAAAGCCCGCAGCAGCCTTCTCCAGTTGACTGTTCAAATTGATGGCCTCCTTTGTGAAGGAAGCCACTTGTTGAGCTGCGAATGTCGCGCCAATCAGTCCCCCTAAATTCTTCAGGCTCATACTGAATTTCTTCAGAGAGCGGTCTGCATTTGCAATCCCGCTCCTGAAGGCTTTCGTGTCTAAGCCTAAAAGGAGTTTACTGAATAGGTTCATCTTTTGCAGCTCTTAAAAAGTCGGCAAAGCCGTTGTTTTTTCTCTCATGAGGGAAGCGTATCAGATCAGTTTCTTTGACCCTGCTCTTCACGCTTTTGCCACTTACATTGACCAGGACTGTGGCGAGCCATCTGGTCATTTTCCATTCCTCCGTTTCTCGTTCCACGCCGTGCTTGATGACAGCAGCGATCTCTCGAGCGGTTAGTGTGAGCGCATCCGCTTTGCTTAATCCCAGCCTCCCGATCAGGAGACCCAGCATATCTACTGGGCCTCCCTCGGGGAAAAAGGGCCGTTCAAGGCACTGCTTACATCAGAGATGTCTTTGTCGGACATCTCTTTTTTGAATTGCTCGAAGCTGGGCCGGTCATTCTTATCCCAGTATTCCTGTGCGTAGATCAGATAGACCATGTCCGTGATTTTCGGATTGGTCATATCAGTCATGCTCTTGCCAGTTAGCTCTTCGTATAGAAGAGCAGCACCCAATGTGAACTTTGCCATTTCCCTGTTTGTTTATTAGTTGGTACCTACTGTCCAAGCACCAGAGCCCTGAAGGCTGAAGGTGTATGTGCCTGAATCCTTGTCGGGAAATGAAGCGGAGAGCTGCGTCAAGATAGCAGCACCTTCAATCTTCGTTTCACCAGTTGCAGGTGTAACGGTGCCAGCAGCGCACTGGGTGATCTTGATGTCTACCTCTGCACCAATAGAAGCATACAGATCGTCTGGGTTCCAGTTGGTAGCGTCATCATCACCGAACAAAGCGGATCCAGAGATGGTCCAGTTCTTAGCACTTGCCACATAGCTTCTGAACGAAGCGTCATCTTTGCTGGTCACCTCGCGTGTCTCAGCGTTCATTTCAAAAGAGCAATCACTCTCGAGAGCAAAGCCTTTGTAAGTAGATCCTCCATCCGTGGAGAGTAGTACGCGGATCTCTCCGCCAGAAATAGATGCCATAGTATTATGGTTTTAGAATGAATAAAAAGTCAGCAGCGAGCAGGATTCGCTCGTTTGTGTCATCGTAAAAAAACTGCACTCCGTCCATAGTTGCGGAGATATAGTCCACATCCGTTTTGATGGCTGTGCGGATTGCAGAGAGTTCTGCCTGTGCTTCATCAGCATCATTGAAGTGCAAAAAGAGCGTGGCCATGATCTCCTCGTGAGGATTCAGGTCTTTGTTCTCGGTGATATCAACGGATTGAATTGTCACCACAATGTGATCCTCAGTGGTTCCCTGGGGAGCAGAAAAGGTGTATACAGGCACACTGGAGCCATAGTCCACCGCGTCGAAGATATATTGGAGGTAGTTCATCCCAGTAGCACCTTTAAGCGTTTCTCCATGTGTCGCTGCATGAGTGCCTGGGCTCTCATCATCACATTGGTATCCTGAGCAGCTTTGAACAGGAAGTTCTTCGCTTTGATGATGTACTTTGGCTCAACCATCACTCCGTCTCTTTTGTACGGCTTGTTGTGCTGTGTCTGCTTGGATATTTTACGGCCAACACCAACAGGGCGCGGGCTTTGGCTTGGAGATCCTGGTCCACCACCCAAAAGCTGAGCGCGTCCGTAGATAGCTCCATCCTTGTCAGGCTCAACCAATCCAATGACCACATAAGCCTTGTCTGGGTTGCGCTTGTTTTTGAATCGCTGGATGGAGTTGTACAGGTTCATGGTTTCTCCGTCCGACTGCTTGACCGTTGCTTTGCGTGAAGCTCCAGCGTATGCTTTACGCCGTGCAGCTGTCACCGTAGGCTTGGACTCTTTCCAGAGTAAGCTGCGGAGCTCGCGCATGCGCAGGCCCTCGGAAGTACTGAGCTTGGCAAGTTGCCTGCGGTAGTCATCGAAGCTCATGGTCTTTCCGGACTGAGTTCGGACCACAAATGTCTTAGAGAATGCCATTGTCCCGCTGTTTAGTTTTCACTAAGATATAGCGTTTCCGCCCTTCTGGCGTGACGGCAATAATATCGTAATACTTTCCACCAAAGCCAATCTTCCAGTCAGCTGAGACAGCTGTCTGGTATCGCATGCGCCAGGTGATCATGTACTGGCTCTGCATCTGATCATTGACAAAGATCTCAGATCCGACCGTGCCTGTCTGTGGAATTACCTCCTGGGCATAGAAATCCCCTGCGCTCGCAAAGGAGCGTTTGACCTGCCCTGAACTGTTCTGGCTCGTGGTGGGCTGGTAGAGAGTAATTCTGCGGTCTAAGGTCATGCAAAGTTTCTGCGGTAACGGAATACAATCCGATCAAAAAAGCGGGGCTGCGTGTAGGGCATATCATCCCCAAAGTCGAACCCGAACTTAATCCGCTGATAAAGAGCGTGTTGGATATCTTTGGGCATGGTGGCAAAGCCAGCCGTGTACGCAATCTCCATGCGGTCTCCCTCTGATCCAATGGATGGGAAGATCACGCCGTCAAGTACCTCGTATTCCGTGTCCTCCGTGCGGGTTCCGTCAACGGTGACATGGACTGAGGTGATAGAACCCACAGGCCAGTAGGGGAGCTCATAAGAGCTCACCCATACTGTGTCTGCGGTTATTGTAGCACTACCAAGTACCACATGTGCATAGCTTAACGCCTCCTCACACGCTGCCTCATAGAGGAAGGTCAAAAGGGTGTCATCATCATTTCCATCCACTCGGCAGAAGGATTTGATTGTTGCCAGGTCAATCGCCTGGGGCGTGTAGGCTATGCTTGTGGCCATTGTTAGATAGTTACATCTTGAGCGATCACAAACGACTCATTGCGAAGGACTTGGCAATCCATGAATCGCTCGATGTAGATCTCTGTGATGGAGCTCTTCATCTGACTGTATGGATTTATAATGAGTGACGCGCCGCCCCAGAATCCAACGGCCAAATCTGACCAGTTACCGAAGGCAATGCCATAAGCAGGGCCAGAGTAAGCAGGAGAGAGAGTTGTAGAGAAAGCGGTGTATCCGTTGGCGGTCTTTACTGGATCGAGCATACCCTCAACCAAGAAACGGCCTGAGCCAGCGTCCACTTTGGTCTTCTTCAAAGAAGCCATAACGCCAGGGTTCGTCACATAGGCGAGGTTGCCCTGCAAAGCGTCAGACATGGCCAATGTCTTCTCCATTTCAACCAAGTCATCATAGGTCAAAGCACCAGCAAAAGAAAGCTCTTGAGCAGAACCATTCAAAAGGGTGTACAAACCAGAAGGCTGGTTAGAAGCACCAGTACCGTTCAAGATAGCGTTCTCAAGTCCTTTGTTGAATGACTGGTTCAGCTGTGCAATTATGCGAGCCTGGATGCCCTGGCTGTACTCTTGCTTCAAAAGCTGGTTTGATACAGAAGCGGTGATCACGGCGCGCTTGGGGCTCATGTCTACCGTGCCGAAAGTCAGATCCTGTGCGGTGTCCGTTCCGGTCTCTGTCTGCCAGTTGAGGTCATAGGCACCTGTCTGCTTAGGGAAAGAGACATTGCCGACCAAGTTTTCAAACACAGACACCTGGCCCAGCAACGGAGTCGAAGGGTAGAGGAAGTCGATGTAACGGCCGGGCTCGGTGAAGACCAAATCACCACCAGTAGAAGCTCCACCAGTTGCAGTGTTGGTACGCTTAGTCACGAACTCGGGCATGTGGATCGCATTGTCTGCGCCATCAGCCAAGCCCAAGCGACGACGCTCAGCAAGGCCTTCCTGGTTGATCTCAGCCTCAATGCCTGAGAGTTTACCGTTGCGGGCCTCGTTCATGGCCTTAATGATGTTGAACTTTGCAAGGTCACGCTGCTCCGACTTGGAGAGCTTGCCCTGCACTGCGGAAGCGTCTACAAAGTTTGCAGCGCGCTCCTCATTGATTTCGGGGTTTTCCACGATTTCAGGGGTTTGAGTTAATTCAGATTTGACGGCCTCCAAGCTGCGAAGAGCTGCGGAGGTTGTTGGATTTGCTCCTCTCGGAGTTAAAGATATATCAAAGATCTCACCGACCTCTTTGATCACACGAAGAGGTTTGTCAGAGCGCACATCGAGCCACTCCTCCTTTTTAACGGTGAAGGCCCAGCTGGCCTGATCCACATCTCCACGAGAGACCAATGTGCGGACCTCGTTTCCTGTGGCTGTGTCGGGCAATTCGAATGCGAAGTA